GTTTCCCAGTCACGATCAATGTTGGATGGAGAAAATCAAAATATGTGGAGTTTTGCAAGAAAAACTATAATGGGATGTCGTTCCTATATATAGTTGAAATGACAAATAAGGATCATTCATTTTATAAAATAGGTATTTCTGTACACGGTATATCTGGTAGATATAAATATCAAAAACTAAGATACAGCATGAAGAAGATTATAGAAATAAAAGGAGATAGCGGAAAGATATGGTCGCTAGAAAAAGAACTAATAAGAAAGTTTAAAAAATATAAAATTGACTTTACCACAAACTTAACCGAAGGAAATACAGAATGCTTTTCTTTTATTGATATGGAGGTTGTTAATGGTACAATTACTGAATACTTAAATGGTGAATTCACATGTCAATGATTGGTTTTCCTAATCTTCCAGATGGTTTTAAAGGTCTAGTAACAAGCGGAACTGATGCAGCAATCAACTTGGGTGGTGCTGCAATCATTAACGCCGTGTTTGGAAATGTATGGGGATTGGTTAATGAATTTGGAGTTCCTATCTTGTTGGCAGATGGTGTTTTAGGTATTAGCTACAACAATACCAGCACTATTTCCAATGTGCCGTTAGAGAAAGGCACGTTTGCATCATATAACAAGGTTTCAAACCCTGCGCAAGCCGTTGTGCAGATGACTAAGGGTTCGGGCGGTGCGCTTGAACGTGGTGCTTTCTTAGCTCAATTAGAAGCATTAGAAGGCAATGCGGTTAAGTTCATGGTAGTTAGCCCTGAATTTGTTTATCGCAATATGTCTATTGTTGGGGTCAACTATGCCCGTACTGCTGGAGAGGGATTGCAGCTAATCACCACAACGATTCAGATGGAAGAAGTGCGGGAGGTTGGCGTACAGTATTCATTTGAAGAAGTTAAAAACCCAAGTGATGCGCAAAATAGTGATGGTGGTGAAGTTCAGCCAACAAACCAAAGTGAAAACGTGTCAATTTTAAGGAAGCTTTTCGGATGATTTTAGAGATTACATTACAAAAAGTTCCAAACCAAACGTTAACCACCACAATCAATAATATCATCTATGGTATTCAGCTAGACACACGTCTAGGCGAGTTATACATGAGTATCACTAAAAATGATGAGCCTATTATTTACAATCGTATTTGCTTGAATAAAACGCCGATTGAGGAAGGTTTTGTTTTTGTGGATATGAATGGAAATGATAACCCTGTTTTTGGTGGATTAACGGATCGGTTTAAATTGTTATGGACGGATGAGCAAATATAATAGTCATACGTTATAATAACCCCTATCAACAGGGGTTTTTTATTATGAATAGAAAAGTAATTAGGGTTACGATTACGTTAAGAGGTTTAGATAAAAACGGAAAACCCGAAGTTTTTACGTCTGAGGGAAATTATAACCAGTTGCAATCTACTGGCTTGCGTGTACGTTGTTCAATTATCAATGGTAATGGTGCTATCTCCCCTACTGCCAATATTCAGGTTTACGGCTTAGCATTAGATAAAATGAAAAAGCTAATGCGTGTGCAATGGAATACATTAGGCGCATTATTAAATACTGTTCTTATCGAAGCAGGGGAGGAAGGCGGAACGCTAACACGTGTGTATGAGGGTAACATTACTTTCGCTAAAATAGATATGTCCACTGCACCAAACCAATTCTTAAACATAGAATCACAATCTGCCATTGTTGACGCATTTAGTGCTGCCGATCCTATTAAGTTTGACGCTGGGTTAGATGCGGCATTTATGATTGAAACCATTGCAAAACAAATGGGTTATCAATTTGAGAACAATGGCGCAACTAAGATAATGACCGACTCGTCAACTTATGAGGGGTCGAACCTTAACAAGATTCAAAAAATAGCAGCCGCCGCAAACTTTGATTTATACACCGAACAAAATTTAATTGCTATCTGCCCAAAAGGTGGTGCGCGTCAACTAAAAATACCAGTAATTACACCATCCACAGGCTTAATTGGCTACCCTACGCCCGATATACGTGGCATTTCATTTACTTGCTTCTATGACCCTGCTGTGCGTTTTGGTGGTATTGTTAAGGTGGATGGTAGTGAAATTGATGTGTGTAATGGTGAATGGCGTGTGTATGGATCAACAACAACGCTAGAAGCAAATGCACCTAATGGCGGGTGGTGGATAGAATGTAACGCAACTTGGAGAAATAGCACAGATGCAGCAATTGCAAAATAACGCACCATTAACGAGTGCTAGACCAGAAGAAACAATAGGCGGGCCAGCGCAGCAGAGATATATTATTGAAACGCTAATAAGTAGCATCCATACGCTTACATTAGTTGAAATTGTCTCTGTATCTGTTCCACAAGATGAATTGGCACCAATCGGACGTTGTTCTATTCGACCACTAGTTCAAAAGGTGGATGGTAATAATAACGTTTACTCGCGTGGAGTGATCGACAACGTTCCTTATCTGCGTGTTCAGGGTGGCACAAACGCCGTTGTGATTGATCCTGTGGTTGGTGATGTTGGTTTGGCTGGATTCTGTGATCGTGACATTTCAATGGTAAAGCGTACAGGTAAAGAAGCCGCACCTAATACCTTGCGTCAATATGACCTGAACGATGCGGTTTATTTGTTTACTTGCATGTCTGATACCCCTGTTCAGTTTATTCATTTTAAAGGCAACGAAATACATATAAAATCACCAAGTAAAATTGTACTAGATGCACCAATCGTTGAAGCTACAGGACAAGTCAATGCGACTGGTGATGTAACTGCGGGCGCTATTAGCTTACAAACACATGTACATGGTGGTGTCGCTAGTGGTCCATCTACAACAGGAGTGCCGCAATAATGGCTAAAACACTATTCCTATTACCATCTACTTGGGATTTGGCATTAGATACAAGCGGAAATATTGCCACTGCTACAAGCACATACCAAAGAGCGCAAGACATTGCGAGCGCGTGCCGTGTATTCTTGCAAGATATGTATCTTAACCAACAGGAAGGCATACCATGCTTGGAGTCGATATTGGGGCGTAATAGATACCCAATTGGATTGTATCAATCAGAATTATATCGCCGTGCTATATCGGTTGGTGGTGTTGTTTCTGTTAATATAAAGCTTAATCAGTTAAAAGATAGAGAGTTAACAGGAATGATTGAATTTACTGATATAGACGGTAGAAATGGGAGTGTCTCGCTATGACCATCCCACCAATTACAATTACCGATCAGGGCATCATTGCGCCGTCCACTCAAGAGGTGCTTAATGGCGTATGGGCTATGTTCCGTGAAGCTTTTGGCGATGACTTAAACCAATCGCAAGACACACCACAAGGGCAATTGGTTGTGTCGCTGACCGCTATCATTCAAGATGAGCGCAATCAAATGATTCAGCTAATGAATCAAATTGACCCACAATATTCCCGTGGTATTTGGCAGGATGCTATTGGTGAGCTATATTTCTTGACTCGTCAGCAAAATACGTTTTCCACCTCCCCGATTACACTAGAAGGTCTAGTTGGTACAGTTGTTCAGACAGGTTTTCAAATTGGCGACCAAGCTGGAAATATTTGGGAAACCACTGGCGATTTTATTATTGATACTGGCGGCAGCATCACAGGAACAGTACAGTGCTTAACTGCTGGAGCAATTGAAGCAGCATCAAACACCATTACAAATATTATTGTAGCTTTATCTGGGCTTGACCGTGTAACAAACCCTTCTGCCGCTACTGCAGGATTAGATGAAGAAAGCCGTGAGAATTTTGAAATACGCCGCGAAGAATCTGTGGCAGCTAATGCAAAAAACACCGATGCTGCTGTGCGTGGTGCTATTGCTAACCTGCCTTCTGTGGTTGATGTGTGGGTTAAGTCAAATCCAACCGATGAAACCGTTAATTTTGGATCAACAAATTATCCAGTTATACGGAACAGTATCTTAATTTCTGTAGTTGGTGGAACAGATTACGATATTGCATGGCAAGCACTTGTAAAAGCTGGTACGGGTTGTTCATTTAACGGCAATACCGAAGTCACAGTTTATGATACCGACACATTTCCTGTTGATGCGCCAGACTATCAAGTTAAGTTTTTACGCCCTAGCATGGTAACGGTTAAGTATCGTGTTAAGGTTGAGGATTTTGCGTCTATGTCGTATCAAGATGAACAGGACATTAAGAACGCAATTCTAAATTCTTTAAAGACAGGTAAAACACGCGCTCGTATTGCTCAAAATATCCGTGCTGCGCAATATTTCCCTGTTGTGATAAATGCAACCGATTTAAGTATTGTGGATGTGGAAATTAGTATAGATGGTGGAACAACATGGGTTAATGCTGCGCAATTAGGTGTTGACCAATTTCCTAATACGACAGCGTTTGACATAACGGTGATTGACGATGCTTGATTATAGAGAAACCTTATTGTCTCAATATGCAAACAGTCCTATCATTGTTAGCATTATTGAGGGAATGAATGACGCAATAGACCCGCGCTTCACTATTGAGGATTTCTATAACATCTTATGGAATCTTCGAACTGCTACAGGTTTTGGGCTAGATATATGGGGGCGTATTGTTGGTGTTAATCGCAACGTCAGAATGTCCGATCCCGATGCAGTAACTTTTGGTTTTAAAACCGATCCGCAAGATGAAAAGTTTAAGCCATTCAATCAAGCACCTTTTAGCTCTGCTGGTTCTCAGTTTGAAACTTACAGACTTCCCGATTCTCTGTACAAGCAATTAATTATCATAAAGGCTGCTTCAAATATTCTTTACGCAACAGCACCAAACATCAATAAATATTTAAAAACAGTCTTTAATGATCGTGCTTATTATTACATCACTGGGCACATGACAGCTAAATATGTTTTTGAGTTTACATTGACTGCATTTCAGCGATTAATTGCCTACACATTAAATCTATTGCCCGAACCTTGCGGGGTTTTGGTATCATATGAATCAACCCCAGCTAAAACCTTATTCGGTTTTGAGGGCACAGGATTTCAACCATTTGATCAAGGGGTTTTTTATAAATGAGCAACCCATACTTAATGCGAGTTCCATTTTGTAATAATGGAGCAAACAAGAATACTATTCAGGTTAGCAGACAACCTACTCAGCCACCGCAGGACGCTACCTATGAAGAAGGATTCCCAACGATAACTATGGTCCCAACAGGTGGTATTGCGCCAAACGGACAAGATATGAATGGTATTCTTAATGAAATATCAAGCGCTATTGTGCATTATTGTCGTGGTGACAGAATCCAGTTTGATGCTGCTTATGCTGCTGCTATTGGTGGATATGATAAGGGTGCTATTGTAGCCTCTAATGATTATCAAAAAGACTATATCAGTTTGGTTGATAATAACACCGTAGACCCAAACGGAAGCAATACCACGTGGGCGACGTATGCAGGACAGGGTTCTGTGCCAGTTGCAACCAGCACAACTACAGGAACAGTAAAGCTTGTTAATAGCTTATCTAGCACCGCTACTGACGCAGCAATGACCGCTTACATGGGTTTTCTGTTAAACGAAGCGATCAATGGAAAGCTAAGTATAGCTAATGCTTTAGGTGTTGGTCAAACTTGGCAAAATTTTACAGGAAGCCGATCAAGTGGTGTGACATACACAAACAACACTGGTAAGCCAATACAAGTCAGTGTGTGTGTGTATCATGACGAACAGGTTGTGTCAACCCTATCAGTAAGTGGGGTTGTCGTATCTAGGGTCAGACAGGAAGTAGGCGGTGCCACAGGATACCAAGATTCAACACATACCGCAATTGTGCCAAACTGGGCAACATACTCAGTATCAGGCGGTACATTAATATTTTGGTCGGAGCTTAGATAATGCCAAAACTACTTACAACACCTTTTGCTGCTTCGGCTGCACCTGAATACAGAACGGATATTCAGAACGCAACAGGAGAAGCGCCAAACTCTGCTACATATCAAAACGGGTTCCCACCAATTACATTTCAGCCACTATCGTCTAGCGGCATCCCACCCAAAGGTGCTGATTTTAATGGTGTGCTTTACGATATTACAGATAACATCGTTTTTCAAACTCAAGGGAATACATATCCATATAATGCAGCATATGCCACCACAATTGGCGGTTATCCGTTAAATGCTCGTATTGCATTAGATAATGGTGATATTGTTCGCTGTATTTCAAATGGAAATACGAATGATCCGAATGTTGATATGACGGGGTGGGTTTACGCGCAGGATGCTTCATTTGTTGTTGATGGGAATGAAAATCAGCATCAAATCAATAACTCACTTATCCGCACAGTTGATAGCATTGCAGATCTTTTGATGATACCAAACCCTCAACCCAATATGACATGGTTTGTTAAGAGTCGTAATGCTGGAACAGGTAAGGGTGGTGGGGTATTCGTATTCCATGATGGAAGTGTTAAGAATGACGGAGGTCGTTTCTTCGCAACAGCTTCTGGTTCTTGGCATCGCATCACACTTGAAACATGGCTAAACCTTCAATGGTGGGGTGTTGTTTCTGACGGTGTAACAGATGATCAACCTGCAATTATGTCTGCAATCGAGGCATTCGGTGATCTAGCATTTAATAACATGTCAAATCCATCGGAGTCAGCATTTTGTACATTCCACCTACCCGCTTCTGATAAATCGACAGTAATTAAAGATACTGTTTGGCTTCTTCCCTACATGAGACTTATTGGGGATAGTGCTAATGGTGGTAGCCTTGCAACATTGTACGATAATAATGCATCCATCATCGAAACTAAATTCCCACTTGCTGAGAATTACAAGTGGGCAATATCTACTAGAAACTATGTCCGTGCAACTGGTGAACTGACCACGTGGGATTCTAACTATTCAGGCATAAATTATGATAATGGGATTGTAACCGCATGTTTTGGGTCTCAAGTTAAAGATGTTGTTGTGGTAAATAAGGATACTACCAAGCGAGTCTATGGTGGTATCCGTATGCAAAACTCACCTCAATGTGTTGTTGATGCTTATGTGCGTGGTTTCGATGTCGGTGTGTATGTTGGCGGGTCGTGGCGTTCTCGTATTACTGCTGATACTGAGTGCTATAAAGCTGGTGTTGTAGTTTTTGGCGATTCAAATAATCCAGAGATAAATACATATACTCATGGCAACCGGATCGTGACTGGGAAACCACGCA